TACCTGAAGAATTGATTGGAAATTTAGGAGACGTACACTTATATAAAAATCATATAGAACAAGCTAAAGAACAAATAAAGAGAGAACCATTTGATTTACCAACTGTTCACGTTAGAGATGGTATATATTCATTTGGTGGGCAAGATGTGATATTGGAAAATTATCAATCACATCCACCAATAAAGGCACCACTAAGTAATTAAAATATGAATAAAAAATTAAAAGAAATAATATGGTTAATAATTCTTTTAACCTTATTAACAATATCAGCGTTTAGTCAGAATCAATTTTCTGATTATGTTAAACATATTGAAACACAAGAAGCACCTAAGTTAGATAAATTCATTAACGAGTGGATTGGTATTCCATATAAATTAGGTGGTAAAACGAAGAAGGGTATTGACTGCTCCCAATTCACCAAAAGATTATACCGTGATGTCTATGGATTAGAATTAAAAGATGTTGCATATAAACAATGGTCACAAACTAATAGAATACCCAAGACTAATTTAATTATTGGTGATATCGTATTCTTTAATAGTCGAATTAGTCCAAGTGGATGGCATTGTGGAATTTACATTGGTAATGATAAATTTGTCCACGCAGCAAATAAAGCTGAGGGTGTTAAGATTAGTAGTTTAAGTGAACTAAAATATAAAAAATCATATAAAGGAGCGGGTAGATTATGATAACAAGAGAAAAAATATCGGAAATCAATCCTGACGCAATTCTATGGGACGAGTTAGACTTGGCCATTATCGGTTTTACACAGGAAGGTAGGGCAGTCTATGATATTAATAAACTGATATCCGAAACTCAAAGGATAAATGAGTTTACGTACGAAGATGCTTACGAATGGGTTGAATTCAACATACTAAACGCATATGTTGGTGAATACACACCAATTCACATATATCCAATATACGAAGAAGATTAACGTCCTTGACCTTTGTATCTCTTTGGTTTTTGGTCTTTTGGACCATAAGATTTACGTGCTTTACCCGTACTTTTCTTACCAAATGATACCTTCATTGATGTAGAACTTCCTTTAGACTTTGCCATATATATAAAAGTTTTTAAATAAATAGTGATATTCCAGTTTTTTTCCTATATTTGAATTCTACTAATAAAACATTCATATGAGAAAAGAAATTCTTGTTCAGAGGTACTCCTTCTCCGAAATTCACCCATACAGGGATTATTCTAAATTATCCGAAAAACCTAAAAACAATGCATTTAATACCTTCAAAGTAGAAGATTGGGATTTCGACAAGGAATCTACGGAGAATATATTCAAACGTTCATACGGTTGGTACACACTTGAACTTGAGAATAGGGCGGAAATGAGAAAAAAGAATACTAAGTTTTTTTATTCTCCCGAACCTACTGGTGTTAATGTACGGTTAAATGGATACTTCAAAAAAGATGGTGCATATTACACGAAAAATGATAGACAAATAAAACGGCACTTCGGTAGAGCATTTAGTTCTATTGAAACATATTATTACGAAAGGTCAATAGTACAAAACGGAGATAAAATAACAATTAAATTGTATTCCCAAACAAAGAAACGATTTGTAAATTGTAAGTACTTTAAAAAAGCAACGACCATCAATGGAATTTGTTTAAACTTAAAGACAGGTGATATCACAACATTTGAGAAGGCTTACAATTCAAACACAATGAAAGCCAGAAAGAATACTTTTGGTAATTTGTGGATGTCATTAGATTCTTTATTAACTCATTTTGGTAGTAGGGTAGACAAGTTTATCACCAATAACGATTTTAAAAGTTCAATAAAGATACAAGAAGAACTATCTGAAGAATTTAGTGATAAGGTTTTTTTTGAAACATTATATCATTTCTTTAATACCTTCCAAAACCATAAAACAATAGAACCAAATTATGGTGTGAAAAAAGATTCTAACCAATGGATATATAACAATTTAATCGACTTGTTCGTGATGATTAAAGGTATCAAAACACCTGATAACTACAGAAATTTAATTACGTTTTGTTACCCAACAAAACCCTTTCTTAAAAAGAACGATAATAAATTAGTTGCGGCAATATTAGATAGATTAGGAATTAAATCTAAACAAACAATTAAACTTCTACATAAAAATCCTGATATCGATATTATAAGTCTATTCAGATTAAAAAGATATTTCGGTGAGGAGATGTTCAAGTACCTATCAAATATTAATGTTGATATTTTTTGTAAAGATATGTCGGATAAGACTATTTCACCTTACACTAATAATTTCTACAAAGAAAAGGTCACATACGATAACACGTTTTATTTAAACGATACCGAGAAATATAATCTAATTAAATTATTTAATGAGTACGCAACGGTAAATGAAAACAATCATCGAATGGATACCGTTTTAAACAGTCAATTAAATCAGATTGATGACCATTTTTTAATGATTAAAAAGTTGAGGGATTATTATCCTGATATGATGTTGAGAGCTAAGAATTGGCAAGAGTTTCATAATGAACACTTAGAGTTATCACGTCTCGATAGATTGATAAAAAAGGGTAGTGTGATTGAGTACGTGTTTGATGAGAAACTAATCTCAATGATTGAAGAACCAATTAAAGTTTGGGAATTAGATGGTATCTACCCAAGTATGGAAAAATATAGAATGTACTATCCTGTATTATTGAAACAGGAAATGGAATATTCTGAGGAGGGTTCACATATGCATCATTGTGTTGCGTCATATTCAAATAAAGAAATATCTATAATTGTATCATTAAGAGCCGACAGTGTAATTGGTAGTGAAAGAGTTACTAATGAGTTCGATGTTAGAGATAAGACTTGTACACAATCAAGATATTTCTGTAATCAATCACCACCAGAACACTTTGAGGACGCATTGAATGCACTAAAAAGAAGAATAGGGAAATATAAGTATCCAATCAAATCAATCGAAAAAAGAGTTATCCCATTAACTATCAATGGTATAGATGTTACAAAGACAACACTTCCTACTGATGATGTGTTAGGATTATTTTAACTACACAATGTAAATGTTATTGTCTACATTTTATGTAGATGATAACACACGAACATTATTTTCAAGAAAAGGTAGAGAGAAATAAACAATCAAGTTCAACTTGTGAATTAAGACTCGGTTCTGATGATACCACATTAGTTTACTATGCGGACTTCTACATTAACTACACCAGACTCGGTGATGGTAATAAATTAAGGTTTTGTCACGAATTAATAATCAATAAGGTAACAGGTGATATACAGGTAACTTATAGATTACAAAATGACCGCATAAAGAATGGTGAGGCTGTTAAATCAGTTTTAACAGTAAAAAAGAACAACTTCGATAAGTTGTGTGATTTAGTTGATAGGGGATTTTACTATGGTGAGAAAAGATTAAACTATTGGGGAGTCAAGTACAAAAGAATTACCGAGACCATCTTTACACATATTAAAAATGAATTACTATTAAATGTAGATGATGAATTCATTAAGAACAAAACTTACGATGAGAAAACCAAAATCAATCCTTTATTTGATTTGATTGTTGATTTTCATTTACACAAAAAGGGAATTAAATTTCACGATAATGTTTATCTAAACATTATGGATGAGTACCCAAAAAAGAAATATCTTAAATTAAACGACAACAAGTTTTTACCGGCAGTATTAGATTCATACGGCATTAAATCAAAGTACTTGGTGGGAGCGTTATCCTCAAACAAATATGGTAAAGTTAATATCAAATGTCTAAGTTTTCTTTGTAAATTGTTTGGTGACAACTATATTGAATACATCAAACGATTTGATTGGTGGTCAGTATGTAATGTTCAAAATACACCAAGAAAAACATTCGTATGTAAGAATGATGCGGAAAAGGAATCAGTAACAAAGGTTCTTGAGAAATGGATGTCAGATGATGATAGATTAGAAAGTCCCTTCAACGTTATTTACGATTTGTTTACCCTCAGACATTACTTAGAGGAAAGAGGATATGAATTAAAAATCAGGTTGAAGAAACCTGATGATATTGATTACTTAATAAGTGAATGGTCCTTACTTAAAAAACATTTGTCTCTTGGATATAAATTAAAATATAATATACCAGATGATGTTGTTAACGCAATTGAAGAACCGATTGTTCTTGGTGATAATGTTTACATACCAAAAGTAATTTTATCTGAAGATGATTTTATTCTCGAAGGAACATTGATGAAGAACTGTATGTCCAAACAATTTTTTCACGGAGCATTATACATTTACGTTGCATTATCATATGGTAGAAAAAGAATTAATTTACAATATCGAAGAGGTTCATTCGTACAAGCATATGGAAAAGCAAATACACCGGTCAACAAAGAAATATTCGATGATGCAATGGTAATTTTATGTGAACGTTTGAAAGAATATCCATATTTGGTGTGGAAAAAAGAGAAATACGAAATCATAACTAATTGATTTATAGTTAGTTATATGATATATTAAAAAAGATTTCAAAAAAATTTTCAATTTTATTTTTTTATTGTTAGATTTGTTTAACTAAACTATAACACAATGAAATACCTATCTGTTTGTAGTGGAATCGAAGCTGCAACTGTTGCTTGGTCACCACTTGGTTGGGAATGTAAGGGTGTATGTGACTTTGCAAAGTTCCCACAACAAGTTCTATCACATCACTACCCAAACACACCTTTATTTACTGACATTACTAAACTCAACACGAATGAAACGTACAAAAAAACAAAATTCGACTTATTGGTCGGAGGAACGCCTTGTCAATCTTTTTCCGATGCAGGACTCAACAAAGGAATGGATGATATCCGTGGTCAAATCGCCCTTAGCTATGGACAAATTCTTAAAGAAAAACGACCTAAGTGGTTCATTTGGGAAAATGTCGAAGGCGTTTTTAAAAGTCAACACAAAAAAGCCTTATGTCAAATCATCTCCTCTTTCACAGGAGTTGACTTCAGACCTGAACAAATCGAAAAACAAGGGGTTGTCCAAGGGGAAAATTACTCAATCGCTTATAGGGTTTTCGACTCGCAATACTTCGGAGTTCCCCAACGACGCAAAAGAATCTATATTGTCGGATATCGTGGAAAAGACTGGAGAGTCCCATTCTCAGTATTATTTGAAGAAGGATGTTTTGAAAGCGTTGAAGAAAAGAATAAACTCAAGAGGGATGAGTACACCAAAAATATTCTCGGACAAATTAAACTCGCTGGTACGGTAACCAAATCCTACGCAAGAACATTGGTTGATGGGTTTGGAAAAGTATCCACCTCAAACTATTGGGTAGACAATAATGGTATCAGAACATTTACCGAAAGAGAACTAGAAAGATTACAAGGGTTTCCTGATGGTTATTTAGATTTTGAAATCAACGGGAAAAAACCAAGTTATTCTAATGTAAAAGGTGCTGTGGGTAATTCAATGACAGTTAATGTTATGTATTGGATTGGTCAAAGAATAAATTTTATTCACAATTATTTGGAATCTTCAAAATAATTTAATATATTTTTATTATGAAAGCACTTACTTACGACCAAAGAACTCTTAACAAAGTATATGCAGAGTTAAGAAACAAAAAAGAAGACCTTAAAAGACAAGCGTTAGGTTTTCGTAAAGAATCTTTAAGATATCTTAAACTTGGAGATAACGAAAACTTCCAACTATCAAGTGAAGTTTCACTTGGTCTCGGAATGGCAGTCAATGAGGTTGATGAGATAATTTATACATTGAAGAAAAGTTTTAAAAAGAAAACAAATGCAACCAAAAGAATCAAAAAGTAATTCACATTTTTGGATTAGTTTAGTCAAGAGTGTGTTAAGACTGACAGCTTGTTGGTTTTTATTTAACGAACAATTTGGCAACACTGCAATACTATTAGGGTTAGCGGAGTTATTAGGAATTGTTGAAGAATTGTAAAAACAAATAGTATGATAGAATTTATTAAAAATAATCAAAAGAACATCACTATGGGTGGTGCAATTGCTTTATTGGTTATCTGCTTCTTCCAACAAAAAGAGTTAGCAAAATTAAGAGCTGAAAAAAATGTTAACATTGTTAAAGAAGTCGAATTAAAGAAAGCAGACTCATTAAAAACCATTCTAATAGAAGGAAAAAAATAATATTATGCCAGAATTTAGTACAGAAATTGACATCGACCCAAGTGAGTTTATCGACGCTTGTAGTAAAAGTGAAAGAGATAGACTAATTGAGATATTAGAAGAAGATGGATACATCCAATCCTCTACAGAAACCACAGGTAAGAACAATGGTGTTCGTAGACCAAATGTTAACGACCAAAGATTTTGGGATAGTCTTAATAAGTTAGCTAAGTGTAGAGATTTACTTTCAATTGAAGAAGAAAACTTCATCAATAACTTGGGAGATAAATTCAAACATTTACGTTAATGTTATCAGTTGAAAAGAAAAGACTTCTTATCAATTTAAACGAAGAAACACTTTTTAATCTTCTTAAAACTAAGTTGATTCCTGATTTGGAAAAGACTGACCAGTATAATCCGACGGATGCGTTTAGTACTTGTAGAAAAAAAGTCTATGAGTTGAAATGTAGACGAGCGGATTATTCTGATTTATTGATAGAAAAAATAAAATGGGATTCTCTTATTCAAAAAGGGTCCGTATATTATATCAATTCGACACCTCAAGGTATTTTTTCATTTAATCTAAAAAAGATTAAAGAACCTGAATGGGTTGTTGGTATGATGCCAAAAACAACTGAGTTTGAGAATACAAATAAGATACCAAAAGTCGTGGGGTATCTTGACATATATAAGGATGGTAACGACATCACAAATTTACTTATATAATGAAAATTAAACATCCTTTACTCAAAGGGAAAGTTAAAGAAATAAAACCAAGAATTTATTGTGTATTGATTGATGACGACTATGACAGAGCAATGTTATTTTGCCGTTATCAAGAATTTTATGAATCTCCTTACAAAGAATTTAGAGGTAAAAAATTCAGTTGGATGGAGTATATGAGATTCTATAAAAGTGCTTGGAAGAAGAGGGTGTTCACATATCCTGAAGATTGGTCTGGTTATAATATTCCAAGTAATGTAGTTGAAAAGGGAGTTGATACTTTTTATAAAGAAACTGAGTACGACCACATTATGAATGACATTTATTTCTATTGTTCAAATGATTCAATGGAAAAGAATAGTGGAACAAGATGTGATTGGTATTTGATTGGTGCTAGTAGTAAAGACCTAAAAACTTTAGACCACGAAATCGCACACGGATTATACCACACCAACAAAGAGTATAAGAAATCGGTCAATAAACTTATTAATAACATAAAACCATCTCACTACGAAAAGTTAAAAAAGAAATTAACGAAGATGGGATATGTGGATGATAAGAAGATTATTGATGATGAGATTAATGCGTTTATGTCAACCGGTTTATACAACGGATTAGACACCAAAGAATTAAAAAAGTACGAAAAAGAATTTATTAGAAATTTTAAAAAATTCTTATAAAAATACAAATTTCGTTATATATATGTAATGTAAAAAGACATATATGATTGAAAAGTTTGAACCCTACCACCAACATCTTTTAATGAAGATTTGGATTAAGAATCCCCCTAAAGAGGTAGAAGTTTTAAATAAATGGTTTATTGACTTAGTTCACAAAGTTAAGATGGAAGTTGTTGGAGGACCCACAAGTGTTTATGTGGACTTTCCTGGTAATGAAGGTTTAACAGGTACTGTAACTTTAGCAACATCACACTCATCGATACATATTTGGGACCATCACCAACCTGCAATGGCTCAATTTGACATTTACAGTTGTAAATGTTTCACATTACAAGACGTTATGGAGCAGTTTGAACCTTGGGGAATTGTCGAGACGGAGTGGGTTATGATTGATAGAAATAACTCTCCCACCATTACATCTGAAGGTAAATGGGTACCTCAACCAGAATATATTGACTAGATATCCTAAAATAATTTGGAATATACAAGAAATTCACGTAATTTCGTGGTTGTTAAAAGATATATTTTGGTGCCTAAAATTTACGTGGATGGCAACCTTTATGGTTATCCCAACGTCAATCATCACAATTTATATTTTTATAAAGGAAAAGAATGGTAGGGAAAGTAACCTAACATTGATGTCTTGGGTTTTTATGAACATCTTTTGGATGTTACACGAGTTACATAATTTACCATTTTGGCCCGTACAAATCTTTATGTTGTTGGGAATTTTTAGTACATTTAGATTAATATTTAAAGGAAGGAAAAATGAAGGTAATATTTCTTGACCACGATGGTGTGATATGTTTATCAACTGAGTGGGGAGGTAGAGTTAAAAAACAACAAAAGGCAAAACGCAAGTTGAGTCAGTCTGTCCAATCTTTACCGGTCGATGCGAGATTTGATAATTTTAATAAGAAAGCTATCGGTGTATTAAATGAAATATTGGAAGAAACCGATGCTGAAATTGTCGTTTCGTCTGATTGGAAAAAGTGGGCAAATGTTGAGGAGATGGGTGAGTATTATGAATCACAAGGAATCATAAAGAAACCAATAGCATTCACAAAGAAGGTATCCGATTGTACTTGTTATAACGAACACACATTTGCGTGGTCACCAAGATGGATGTTAGAACAGGAACGTTCAATTGAAATCACTCAATATCTACACGACCATCCTGAGATTACTCATTGGGTTGCGGTTGATGATTTGAATATGGGAATCTCCCAAGTTCACGAATCGTGGGGTGATATGGAAATGGATTGGGGATTAACCAATTTTGTTCTAACAACTAGAAGAACTGAGGGGATAAAACAATCAGGCATTAAAGAGAAAATTTTAAACTACTTAACAGAAAACAAATGATGGAAAGTTATTTAATTGGAATTGGTTGCAGTTTTGGATTGGCGGCAATCATCGCATTTTTTTGGGTGAGAGGTATTGATTATATGCAAAAGAATCACCCCGATTATAAAGGGGAAGATTTCTTAGATTGGAATATCGGAAAACCTGAAAAATCTAAACAACAACATAAGAGAAATATGGATTCTCATTATGGGTATTAATTGTAATGTTTGCATATTTATATTATTATGAAAAGAACATTACTTGAGGAGATTACAAGAATACATACATTAACTTACGGAGTACTATCGGAAGATTTATTGGGTAAGGTAATGGAAGTAGCTTCAACTACAGGTACAACTCAAAACAACGCTGACCCAAAGAAAGCAGACACTGTGAAGGATGACCTGGCTAACTTCTATGAAACATTAGAGAAGGCGGCGGCTGGTGAAGGAATTACTCAACAAGAAAAAGGTTCAATATCATTTAAAAATGAAGTTGAATCGATGCAAATCGGTTTAAAATTATTAGGATACGAATTACCAAATTATGGTATTGATGGTTTATTTGGTCCTGAAACTGCAGCGGCAGTTCAAAAGTTTACAAAAGATTATGTAACATCAGGTAGCACCAATACTCAATCAGGTAAAACAGTAAACGAAGCTGTAAACTTAACAAGTGCAGGTGGTGGTTCATTGATTGGTTATCCCGAACAAGGTACTCATAGTGCTAAAGGATGGCCAAGTCGTAACGCTTGGGACGTTGCAGCACCTGCAGGTACTGATGTTTATTCTATTTCAAATGGAACGGTTACGGGATTCGTTAAAGGTAGTGGTGGACTTAAAAAGGATGGTGTTAAAAAAATATATGGTGACCAAGTAAAAGTACAAAGTTCTGACGGTAAACCAGATGTTTTCTACACACACATTGAAAGTAATGTAAAAAAAGGAGACCAAGTAAAAGAGGGTGATGTTATTGGTAAGATTATGACATTGCCAGGAATGCCTTCTCACGTTCACGTAGGTTTATCAAGTGGTAACTTAGCAGACTATGTAAATGGATTAACAAAGGCAACCGGAGGTTCAACTGCAGCATCGGGTGGTGGAAGTTCGTTGAATATGGTTAAAGCTTCGAGGGAGATGTTACTTAAAATGATTGAACTTCTTAAACTTAAAAATATTACAAAAGAAGATATTGCAAAATTAAGTAATGCATCTATGAAAGGATTGAAAGGTGCGGTTGACTTAAAAGGTGTTGCTGCAACTGATTTTGAAAAAATGGCTAACATCGTAATTGATAATTTGGAGGGTGGTTATTACCATCCTGATATGTTAGCTGACGGTAGAATCAAAGATTCAAGATACGGAGCATCGGGTGAGACTATGATGGGTATGGATAGAAAAACGGGTGGTTGGGAAACACAAGGTCCTGACGCTAGAGAGTTTTGGAGACTAATTGATGAAGCGGGTGCAAGAACTAATTGGAAATATGGATATATGGGTGGTCCTTTAGAATCAAAACTTAGAGAGTTGGTTCCTAAAATGATGAAACCATTATTCCAAAGATATATGGGAAGTTATATGTCTGAACCTGCAAGAGCAATTGTTATGGGTGACCCAGGACTTACGTTTAATTTCGTATACGCTGTTTGGAATGGACCAGGTTGGTTCCAAAGATTTGCAAGAGTTATGAATGAAAAAGTGGCTTCAGGAATTACCGACCCTAAAGAACTTTTAAATATTGCAGTTGAAACAAGAAAGAATTGGAGTTCTTCCAATAAGGCATCTAACAGTCTAATTGCCCAAGGAGGTAGAAAGATTGAGAAGATTGTTAGCAGTATGTCTTAATTATTTCTTAAAATTTTTCAATATCGTTTTGGATTTATCAAATATATTCTTATATTTGACTTATGAACAACTTCGATTTAAGACATATAGGACAAGGTGACCACATTGGTGTGACCACGTCAAAACCTGTCGAATTAAGAAACGCATTACTTTTGACAGACGATACTGAAGACATAACGTTGGATGTTAAAATAACCGCTGATTTTAGTACCATACCTGAAAAGTACCACGAGGTTTTTTTAAATATGATGACCTCAAAATACTATGGTAAGGTGTCATTCGGTGATAACCCATTCTCACAATGTTTACCACCTAAAGAAAAGAAATGGTGGCAATTTTGGAAAATCAAATAACTATGAAAATAGAAACTAAATTAAAAGGTGTTATTGTATTATTAACGTTAACCTTATTGTGGGTGACAGTTATGTGGAACAATAACATATCAACTATCGAAGACCAAAAATCCACAATAAATGAGCTCGGTATGAAAAATGATAGTCTACACGACGAACTATTCATTATGTCTATTGAAGTGGGTAGACACGAACTCACTCGAGATTTTTTCTTTGATAAACACAAAGACCTTCAACTCGAATACGAGAATTATCTTAATCACGAAACCGAATAACTATGTTTTTCTACATTGGAATTGGTATGATAGTAGTGGGTCTATGGACTGCTTTTGAAATCTACAGAGCCCCTATGATGGATGAAAAAACCGGAAGAATCATAAAACCAGGTAAAAAACTATCAGACCTATTCAAGAAAAAGAAATAAAGTTCCTATAGCTTTACTAATATAAAGAATTAAAGTACGTTTTGGTATATTTATAGAATAAAACCAAAACATAATGGAATTTTTAACTAAAGAATTTATATCTAGACTTATACTTGAAGAGGTTCAAGGGTATGAGTTATCGGAAATGGCTCTCAATGCTATGTGGGCACCCTCTGAATTACCTCAACAAATGACATTTAATGTGGATTCTATAAGAGGAATTCCTGTAAATGCTATTGATTCAAAGACAGGTGAGCAATTAGAACCAGGCGTCATTAAGTCTCATACGGTGAGAACCGGTCCATTAGAACACAGATTAGTACCATTCCTTAATTTGGAAAATGGAAAACGAGAAACAAGATATGTTGAGATTGATGGAAATGATAATGTAATCAATACATTTAAATTCCCACCAAGGACACCAAAGTATGGTACAAGTTACGAAGGTCCTGTTGACACAGAGGTAAAGGTGGATAGAAGAATTGATAAATTGGCTGCTAGACAAAAGAAATTTGGTTGGAATAAAGAAGATGAGGAACAAAGAGCCAAAGTAAGAGAAAGACTTGGATTAAGTAAAAATGATTCTATGGCTAAAAGAACACTTGTTAATCCATTAATTAATGCGTTCTTTAATCAAAAAAGTATAATAACACATTTAGATAAATGTGGAATTCCTGAATTAAAAGGGGAATCAACTTTTACCGAACCAACATCAAACATTAATATTTTATCTCCATACAGAGAAAAAGAATCTAAGTTTTGTGGACCCGAAATATATTTCAACTACCATACTGTTAGAGATGATAACGATATTCAAGACGCAATTGAAAAAATTCTTGATTTTAGAATGTCATTAGAGACTGGTGCAAAACCAAAAGGTAAAAGACCCGACCCAAGTAAAATGGTTAGAAATTATGCTGGTCAAGTTTACTCAGGTGGAAAGTGGGACCCACAACAAAGAGCATATGATAAATCACAATTTGAATTGACCCCAATTTTAAAATTATATAAACAAGCGGTTCAAAAAGGTGAAAAGGCTTTTAATGTTATTTCTGACTTAACCGTTATTGGAAACGTTACAGGTGATGTTTATAAATTAAATGCAATATTCACTGCAACAAATTCGGTTAGAACAGTCCAACAAACATTTGCATCTAAAAGAGGAAATTTATTTGACCCAATTAGAGCGAGTGTAACATATCCACTTGGTGATATGAACCCAAATTCAATGAATTGTATTCAGAATTTGGACATATTTAAACAATTATATTTAGAATTATTCCAAGAGTTAACTTCTAAAATTTTAGAGGTTAACCCTGATAGTGTCCTTGAAAAATTATTAATTGAACCAAGTGAGGTTACTAACCTTGATTAACATAATATTATAAAAAAAACACATATTAAAATGGGAAAGAAAATAGCAATTACCGAATCACAACTTAAAAATGTTGTAAAATTAGTTGAGGACTATACTTGGGATGAAATGTTGAAAAACTACCAATCTAATAAAGAAAGTGAGATTTCAATGTCTCGTGATGACGCGTCTTTACTAACCAATTTAGCGATTAGATGGTGTGAGGGAAAGGACAATCTACCTGATTGTAAACACGTTATGAAACTACACTCCAAACATCAATTATTTATGTAAAAAATTAACCTCACAAATGTGAGGTTTTTTTTTGTTATTCAAGAATATATTTTATATTTGTATTTTAAATGAATATTATGAAAAATACAAGTAAAGTCCTCAAACTACTCTTAGTGATGGCGTCACCCGGATTGTTCATCATTTTTTACCCGAAAATCAATATGGATTTTGGATTGTTGATTTTTTTTGTTATATTTTTTACATCTGTTATTCACACCTTTAATTTCATAAAAAATGATTTACGTATCAATTGATATTGAGACATCTGGTCTTGACCACGAGAAACACAAAGTACTATCTATCGGTGCAATCATCGAAGATACCGAAAAGAAATTACCATATGAAGAATGTCCTAAGTTCAATGCGATAGTTCTTCAAAATGAAATCACTGGTTCACCACGAGCAATCACAATGAATAAAGAAATCATTTCAATGATTGGTGAATATCTTGAAGGTACCGATGAGACAAGACATCTAATGAACACACATTCTGATTATAATTTTTATAAAGAAGATGAAGTGGTTGCGGAATTTTATCGTTTCCTTTTTGCAAATGGATTCGGATATGAATTAGGACCCGGTGATTTTGTTAATACCATAAATGGCGTTGAGTATCCTACAATAGGTGGAAAGACGAAACCAATCACATTGAATGTTGCAGGTAAAAACTTCGGAACATTCGATAAACTATTTCTACAAGAATTACCTTGGTGGAAGAAGTTAATCAGAACTCGTCAAAGAGTATTAGACCCTGCAATCTTAATGGTTGATTGGGTGAATGATAAGTCATTACCAAACTTAACGGTTTGTAAAGAACGTGCAGGGGTTAAGGGTATTGTTACACATAACGCATTGGAAGATGCTTGGGATGTGATTGAAGTATTGAGAAAGTTTTATTAATAATGATATTAAAGAGGTATTGGTATAGTGGAGGATTTAATATTACGGCACCATTAAAATGTGGTACTCGATGGTTAGCTGACTATACAGAACCTTTAGGATTTTCAAAGTACGAATCACATTACGAACTTAGTAAATTGTATGTTGGTAAAGATAAAATAAACTATTTTCTTTATAGAGAACCAAGTGAACATTTCATAACCGCTTTACATACTGAAGTCCTAACATATGCTAGAGAAAAGAATTTAGAATCATTAAATTTAAAACCAATAGTTGATAGATTTAAAATAAACTATGGAGAACATTGGTCATTAAATTTATGGGAAAAATTGTACGAAGACATACCAAATATGGAGAGAAATTTTGATTTTGTTAATTTGAAAAACTTGTCAAAATTATTCAACAATAAGTTTCCACATAAAAAAGAGGAGTACGATTTTTTAAATAATAAATTACACTTAACAAAACCAGAATTATTAATTAAACTTAAAAAAGAATATCCAAATGAGTGGATATATTTTAATGAGATAATAAAAAAAGAAACAGTTATTATGAATAAAGTAATTTACCAATCAAAAAAAATGAATTATGGGTTGTGATATTCACGGATTTATTGAGTATCGTAGTAAGGACGATAAAAGAGACGAACCAATTTGGAATGCAGTTTCTGAGGAACTTAGTTTAGGTAGAAACTATAATGTGTTTGGTTATTTGACTGATGGTCAAGTTAGGTATAACCCTGAATTAGAATTTGGTGTGAGACCAAAAGGATTACCAAAAGGTAATCTAAGTTTTGAAGTTAGGGAAGCAAATGGGGATGATGAATATAATCATTCACACTCTTGGTTATCATTAAATGAATATGAAATGTTAATTGAGGAGATGTTAAAGAATGAAGATGAGGATGTGTTTGTGGGAACCGATTATCATCTTGTATTAGATATAATGAAATCATTGGATAATCGTGGTATGGTTCCTCGATTTGTCTTTTGGTTCGATAGTTAAAATTATTATATGTCATATATTATTGGAAAGAAATGTATTAATTGTTTGGATACCAGTTGCGTATCTGTTTGTCCTGTCGATGCTATCAATGGACCAATCCATATTGATAGAATTGCTTCTGAGATTTCTACAATGTCGAAGGAGGAATTGTTCGGTAAACAATTATACATAAATCCTGACACTTGTATTGATTGTGGTGCTTGTGAACCTGAATGTCCTGTCGACGCGATATTCCCAACAGAAGAAGTTGCAGTTTCAATGGGAGACAAAGAATCGGTAATTACCAATTACGGATTTTATGGGATGACATATAAAAAATTCGAACAATAATTTGGAAATTCCAAAATTATTTAATATATTTTAATAAAACTTACTAACTATGAAAGACACTTTTAAAAAAGTTTTCTCACAGAAAACATCTTCACCAATCTTTGTTGGTTTCGGAACATTTGCAATTTTTACATTCATTGTATTTCCAGGACTAACAGCATCAAGTACAATTCTTAATATCTTATCAGGATTACTTGGTTTGTTTAGTTTAATGTTTCTATATTACTACATCAATATGGATAAGTTTGTCGATAATTTGATGAACATTGAACCGGGAGAAACCGAACTTGATTACATCAATCCTGATGAATTAAAACCAAAGAAAAAAAGAAACTCAAAACAATTCAATGGTATTAAAACTGATGAACCCTTTGTGAAAACCAGAAAGAAAAACAAACCTGAATTTCCAATAGAGCCTCATCGTACAACAATAAATAAAACAAAATAATATGGCGTCATTTGAAGAACGATACGCTTATCAAGAAAAACAGCGTGAACAATTAAAATTAGAACAACAATTAAAAAAACAAAAACTTATGAAGACAATTGGTGCGGGGGTATTAGGATTTTTTACATTAACATTTTTATTCTTCTCTTGTGAGAGAATTGACGCAGGACACGTTGGTGTCAAAGTAAATCAGTATGGGGATAACAAAGGAGTGGATGACGTAGTAGCAGTTACAGGTATGGTATTCTTCAATCCATTTACTACAGCAATTTATGAGTTCCCTACATTCATTCAACATAAAGAATATAAAGGAGAGAACTCGTTTGTGGTAAACAGTAAAGATGGTAGTGAGTTCAGCGTGTCACCGATTATGAACTATTCAGTTCAAAGAGATAAAGTACCTACAATTTTTAGTAAGTATCGTAGACCATTGGAAGACATTGAGGAAGGATTTTTAAAGACTGCGGTATACGATGCATTCAGATTAGCAACCAACAAGTACACTGCGGACGAATTGATTTCAAACAGAGCGGTGTTCGAAATTGAAGTTCGTAGATTATTGGACGGTCAACTATTAAAGGAGGGATTTGTAATTAATCAATTCACCTCTAATTTGATTTATCCTGAAACATTCAAGAAATCAATCGAAGCTAAGAACAACGCAGTTCAAGCAGCATTAAGAGCTGAGAATGAAGTTAAGACTGCGGAAGCACAAGCTAAGATTAAAGTAGCAACCGCTGAAGGTAACGCCCAAGCAATGTTGACATCGGCAAAAGCAGAGGCGGAATCAAATAGATTGAAACAAGCAACATTAACTCCATTGTTATTACAATTAGAGTACATTAATAAATGGGATGGTAAGTTACCGGTATATGGAACAGTACCTCAAATGTTTAAAAACGTTCAATAATGAAATTTATTAAGACAGACATCGATGGATGTTTTCTTATCACATACGAATCATTTCACGACGAAAGAGGATTCTTTTCAGTACCGTACAATAAAGAAGACTTTAATCGAAATGTTGGGTATGATGTTGAGTTCGTTCAGGATAATATGTCATATTCTCATTATGGGACCATTAGAGGACTTCATTTTCAAAAGGGGGAGTATGAACAGGCTAAGTTAGTAACGTGTACACAAGGACGTGTTTTGGACGTTGTGGTGGATATTAGAAAGGATTCCCCAACCTATGGTGAGGTTGTTAAGGTGGAGTTGGGTTGGTCTTTGAATAGACAACTCTTTGTTCCAAGAGGATGTGCTCACGGATTTTCGGTATTGAGTACTAATGCAATCTTTCAATATAAGGTTGACAATCAATACAATAAGGAGTCCGAAGGTGGAATTGTTTACAATGACGAAACCTTAAAAATAGATTGGAAAATACCAGAAAATCAAAAAAGAATATCAGATAAGGATTTAGAATTACCAAGTTTTATATCTTTGTAGGGTATTTATAAAAATGTACAATATGGAAGATAAAGAATATGTTGGTGATTTAATCTTACTACGAGGGGTACCTGGTTCAGGTAAAACTACGGTAGGTGAGGTTATTTTGAGATGTGTGAGAGGTGATAATCCCGATGTTTTATCTGCGGATAACTTCTTTATGTCTGATAAAGGAATTTACAATTTCGATGGTTCAAAATTGAAAGAAGCACATAATGATTGTCTTTTGAAATGTGCTGAGAGAATGAAGAATGAATTCAGTAGAATAGTTGTGGCAAATACATTCACTGAGGAGTGGGAAATGGAAAAGTACTTTGAAATTGCTGAGAGATACAAATATCGTGTTCATACTCTTGTTGTAGAGAATCGTCACGGGGGTAATAATATACACGGAGTACCGGATGAAAAGGTCAAACAAATGAGAGACCGATTCAACGTTAAGTTATAATTTAATCCCCGAAAAATCGGGGATTTTTTTTGATATTTTGTAATATCAATAATAATATGTATTTTTACGTAAAAGAACTTACTAACAATGGGAACAAATTATTATCGAATTCCAACGGTGGAAGAAATGGAAAACAAAAAGTCCAAACTAATTCGTAGTGTCACCAATTTAGATATATCACCATCCAATATTGAATGTGGATTTAGAGTGGCGGTTGATGACCAATGGGGTTCAGAATCACCTTGGGACACATTTATTGACGGTACTAACATTCATTTAGGTAAACGAAGTAGTGGTTGGAAATTCTGTTGGAATTTTCACGATAACAAATACTACTCCAATAAAGAAGAACTACTTAAATTCATTCGAGATGGTCGTATTGTTGATGAATACGGAGAAGAGTTAGATGTGAATGAGTTTATTTTGATGGCGCTTAATTGGGGAGAACCTGATGGTTTAGTTGTTAATAAAGAATATCGAAAAAAAGAAAGGGCTAATGGAGCTGGTTCATTTTTTGACAACCCCAAGTATGATGATAAAATCATCGATGGATTAAGAGTTTCCTCATCAACTGATTTTTGTTAATATGATAAAGATAGATAACCATATAAAGGTTTGGATAACATCCGATACACACTATAACCATAGTAATATATGTCGCGGAACTACCAAATGGAGAATGCCTGATGGTTCGATACCAATTGCACAAACAAGAGATTTTGAAACTATCGATAAAATGAATTCTGCAATTGTAAATAATATCAATGAATTGGTTGGTCAAGATGATGTGTTAATACATTTGGGTGATTGGTCGTTTGGTGGATTTGAACAAATAGAAGAATTTTACAACAGATTAATCTGTAAGAATATTCATTTAGTTTTAGGTAATCACGACCATCACATCGATAGAAATCGAGATGATATCCGTAATAAATTTTTAAGTGTTAATTGGTTTGAACAATTCTCATATCAAGGTGAAACAATAGAAATGTGTCACTACCCAATATCATCGTGGAATGGACTCCGTAAGGGACGTGTTCATCTTCACGGACATTGTCATTTACCTAACCATAAAAAGTATAGCAATGGACGTAGAATGGATGTTGGTATGGACGGTAACCTTGAGTTCGCACCATATGATTTGAAGAAGGTATTGAACGATATGAAGAAAAGAGAAATAGGTTCTGAACTTGGTGCGGATGACCATCACACTGATGATATGTTAAACGTTGACAGATGAAATTAGAGACATTAGAAAAATATCACAAAGACGGGTTGTTACATAAACAGACTCACCCAACTCTCGATTTAACTATTTGGAATTATGGTCCAAGAGTTCAATACGAAAAGTTGTGGGACGATGTTACAATCCAATGTCGTGGATTGGTCACCAATTCAAAAGGTGATATTGTTGCACGACCATTTAAGAAATTCTTCAACTACGAAGAATATAAACCAGAAGATTTACCAAATGAATCTTTTGAGGTTTACGAAAAGATGGACGGTTCATTGGGTATTCTTTTTTATTACGAGTATGAATTGAGTGACGAGAAAAGATATAACATATGGTTTAATAACAATTATGAAACAGGTATGGAAAGGTTCTTTGACCCAAACAACTTACCTGATTTTGATAACCCATATTATGAACCAACACCAAAAACAAAAGGTGAGTGGATAATGGCAACTCGTGGTTCATTCACATCATCACAATCTATTAAAGGAAAAGAACTTTTAGATAGATATGATTTTGAAAGATTACATAAGGGTTACACATATTTGTTTGAGATAATTTACAAAGAGAATAGAATAGTATGTGAATATGATTATGAAGATATTGTTCTTTTAGGGATGATTGAAACAAAATCAGGAAATGAAGTTGATGTTCATAACATCAATGAAGATATTCGATTTCAAAATATGATTTCCAATATTGGATTTCGAGTTGTTATGTTATATAAAACTTGGGGAGAAGGTTATGATTTGTTGAAGGAGGAAATATCAAAGGATAGAGAGGGATATGTTGTTCGTTTCAAGAATGGTTTTCGTATGAAAATCAAAGGAGAAGAATACAAGCGACTTCATAGAATTTTAACCAATGTATCCAATCGAGACATATGGGAATATCTAAGAGCGGGTAAACCACTTGATGAAATATTAGATAAAGTACCGGATGAATTCTATGATTGGGTAAAGAGTGAGGAAAGCAAGTTCTTGGAAATGTATCGAATAACCGACACAATGTGTCAGTTAACATTTATGAACATTATTAAACCTGAAATGACAAGAAAAGAATCTGCATTGAAAATCAAAGAACAAAAATTAGATTTACAAGCACTTCTATTTAGAATGTTAGATAATAAAGATTACTCGGATTTGATTTGGAAAAATCTATATCCAAAATATTCAAAACCATTTAAAAAAGATGAATAAAAAGAAAATTTACTTATATCTTGATGATGTAAGAACACCAACAGAAGGTGATTGGAAAGTAGTAAGAAATTATGATGAGTTTGTTAGTCAAATAAGACTGAATGGTTTAGAGAACTATGAAGTTATATCATTGGACCACGACTTAGGTGAACTATCAATGGTTGAATATTATACAAACGTAAAAAATAACTACACATTAAACTATGATAATATAGTTAATGAGAAAACTGGTTATGATTGTTGTAAGTGGTTAGTTGCCGAGAGTATGAATAAAAATATACCTCTACCACAAATTTATATTCATTCAGCAAACCCAATTGGTTCTGCAAATATGATGGGATATATTAATAATTATTTTATGAATTGTAGATTACCTCAAACGTGTGTTAGAGTTCAGATTCCACATACAATTGATGAGACGCATATGTTATCACCTGAAGCAAGAAAAGCTAAATGGGATAGAACTAATAATATAAAATAATTTGTTATTTTAAAATAAAAATTGTATATTTTTATTAAACCTTTTTTATAATGTCAAAGATAAAAGAACTTAAAACTGACACACAAAATGTCTTAAATTTAATAGATGTTTTAGAATTGTTTAGTCCTGAAAAGAAATCAAAGTACACAGACACGTTACTAAGATTGATGAGAAATACAAGTTCATTAGATGAACACATACTTGAAATTAAAACGTCATTGATTAGTAAATTTGATTTTATTCGAATGGAGGATTTGAATAATTTTTCCGACATTCAGGTTTTATTGATGTTTAGATTTCTTGATGCGTTCTTTAATTTTGAAGACTTAAGAAGTTTTAGAAAGTTTTGTGAATATAACGAAAGAGGTTTAATTTCACAAAATGATTTAAGTAAGTATAAATCATTTGATGATGTTTTAAATCAATTAAGTATGGCTGAAATGAAAGTATCCACAAAACAGATGGAAAGTCAAATAGTTAAATTGATGGATACTGACGAGTGGTTAATCGTTAGACCATTAACATATTTGGCATCTAAAAAATATGGTTCAAATACAAAATGGTGCACAACATCAGAAGGTAATCCTGAATATTTTATTAAGTATTCATCCAAAGGAGTGTTAATATATTGTATTAATAAAGTAACGGGATATAAAGTTGCAAGTTTTTATTCATTAGATAAAAATGACCCTGAGTTTTCTTTCTGGAATCAAAAAGATAGTAGAATTGATTCGTTAGATACTGAATTGACTGACGAGATTAGACTTTTGATTCAATCTGTTTCTAAAGACAAGAAAGCAAAAACAAATAGATTTTTATTGTCCGATGAACAAAGGGTTATCGAAGATAAATTAATGAAAAATAAATCAGATTTATTCAAAGAACCATCTCCCATAGGAGAAGAGTTAAGAGAAGCCGTTTCAATGGAAGAACCATCTCCAATTATGGAAGAACCGGTTCACGAAGAGAGACAAGATAGATTAAATCCTTTTAGTCAAGCAATTGAAAGAAGAAATGAAGAGAGAAGGATAAGAGAAAGAAGATTGATGGGTGAGATTGAAGAAAGAAATGAAGAACGTCAATATGAAGATAGAGAAAACCAACCTCAAACATTCCGTTCAGGCTCACTATAAACAAATATATTATGCAAGTTAAACAATACAAAGTACAATTAAAAGAAGGTATCTGTACTGATATCTTTGATTCACCACAAGCGGCAATGAAGAAGTTTGGTTCCAATCTTGCTAGACTTATTGAGTACGAATCAAAAGTTAAGAAGGAATTAAAAGTACCAACAGATATTGCCCTTTTGATTTCGGCAAGAAGTGATGCTGATTTAGAAGTATCAGTTTCTTGTGGTTATGCGGTTATGTATAATTGTCCAAATAAAACAAAATTATATGAAGGAATGCCGTATCTTGAGGTATCTGAGAATAGTGTTTTGGAGGGTACGGTTATAAGATTAGAAAGTTATTCTAAATCATTACATCATCATTGGAAAGGTCCTGGTTACAGACCTGACAAAGAATGGAAATGGGCAATCTACCACAAAAACTCTAAAATAATTCCAAGAGAAGTTGCAGAAAAAAAATACAACAACTCACTCAATGGAACTCAAGGTGGTATTAGTTACATCAAATATTAATTAATCATAAAAAACGAATGAATGATTAGTCCTTACGTTTATCCGGGTATTAAACAAACATTATTACCTAAAAAGAAGAAAATCAAGAGAAGTCTTATTTCCCCTGAAAAAATTATGAGTATCGTTGCAGAACATTGCGGTGTGACTGTAAATGAGATTCTTTCAAGAGGAAGAAAAAGAGAAGTATGTGATGCAAGACACATATTTTGTGCAGTAATGAGAAAAGAATTTTCTTACCCTTTGAAAAGTATTGGTGATATGGTTAGTGGAAGAGACCACACCACTGCAATTCATTCTATTCAAACCTTCAACGATAGATACAAAAATGAAGAAGGTTATAAAGAATTAGCCGATTCAATCGTTGATGATGTTTTCCAAAGAATATAAAGAAATATCTTTTTTATAAAAAATACTAGATATTTTTTGGAATATTCAAAAATATTATTATCTTTGTGATATGAAAACATTAATTATACATCCGGAGGATGAGAGCACATCATTCCTCGATATTGTCTACAAAGACGTTGTGGATAAGACTGTTGTGAAAGGTGGTATGTCTAAAATGGACGTAATGAACCTTATCAACGAACACGACCGAGTTATGATGATGGGTCACGGTAGTCCTGGTGGTCTTTTCTCCGTTGGGCAATTCAAATATTCTGGTTGGAGAAACACGGGTTATATCATTGACCAACATTGTGTACCACTTTTAAAAGAAAAGAAGGACAATGTCTTCATTTGGTGTAATGCCGATAAGTTTGTTAACTTATTTGGTTTGAAAGGTTTCTACTCCGGAATGTTCATCAGCGAAGTTGGTGAGGCTCTATATTGTGGATTACCTAACACACCACAAAAAATTGTTGATGAATCTAATTACGGTTTTGTTAATATCATATCAAAATATATTAATGAACCAACCAATATCATTTATGAAAATGTTCGAAAAGAATATGGTTTAATTGCCGAGAATAATGATGTTGCTGAATACAATAATATGAGACTATATGCATCAGAATAAACTTGAATTTGAGGCTTTAGATAAGAGATTTAATAAGTACAAAATAAAAGTCAAAGGAAGTTCTAAGTTCTTAACCGAGGATAATAAACACTTTAGAATGTGTTTTGAATCTAAAAACGAATTAGGGTTAGATAACACTCTTTGGGTTTTAGAAACTGATGTTGAGTTTATTGCTGATAATTTTGATGTGTACAATTACGAGGCTTCTGAAATATTAACTCAGTGGTTCTCAAACAAATTTAACGTCAAAGTTAGTACAGTTGGTCAACTGATACCTGAATATACTAAACCATTATCTATTAACTTGATTGAAAATGTCACAGAATAATACCCAAGACGAAAAAAACATCTATAAAAGACAAATGATTCAAATGTCTGAAGATGCTAAAAAAACAATTACATTAAAATCAGAAATGATTTTAAATTGTTCGAATGATTTCGAGTTAGGTAAAATGGTTAGAATGTTATTATATGAAAAAATAAACGCGTGTGATGAACATATAAAACACGTTAATTCATTATGAGTTATAAAACGTTTAAAGACATTGAATTCACCCAAGACAGAGATGGACAATATTCAATGTTGATGTTCGAAAATCAATGGGGAGTTAGTGTAACAAGGTCTTTCGCTTGTTCTTTAGGTGCTGAACAAGGTTTGTTCGAATTAGTTACATTGGACGAAAACTCTAATGTGGTTTATAACACACCGTTAGTTGGTCCTATTGGTTTTTTAACTGAAGATGAAGTAACTGAATTGATGATTGAAATTCAAAATTTTCCAAAAAAACAAATAATATGACAAACGTAGAAACAACTGAGGATTTGTATTATCCAGCGGCACAAAACTTTTTAAAGAGATATGCGATTGATGCTAGTGACCACATCGTTGATATCATAGTTTCTGTGATGAGAACAAGAGATAAGGTAGGATTTCAAGGAGGTGACTTTGTACAATCAGTAGTAAATAACGACTTAACAAACGCAGCCCTTAGAGCTGATAATGATTGTGTTAAACATTTGAAAACATTTGTTTTAGCTTTACGCAATTGTTATCCTGCCGAGGAGATGGTATTCCATAAAGTAGATTAAAGATATATATTGTAATGAGTAAATTGTGGACATTTGGATGTAGTTTCACCGCAGAATATGATTTCACATCATATTTGAAACCCGGCCAAAGTGATGAATCTGAAAATAATAACATCAGATATAGAAATTACCGAGGTGGTGATATTAATGATGTGTGGCCCACAATTGTTGCAAGAGAATTGGGGTTAGAAAAAGAAAATATGGGATACCCTGGTTTTTCTAACTACAGAATATTCAATAGATTCTCAGCAAATTGTCAAAGAATCCAAAAAGGTGATGTGGTAATTGTTGAGTGGTCAAGAAAAGAACGATTTGATATTGTAAATCAAAATATGGGTAGACACCATCAAATGGTATCTGTAATCCCATCCGAAGCACATAGTCACGTACAATATGATTTAAAAGTTATGCAACAAATATTGGTTAATAGAATTAACCCTGTTTGGTGTGGAGAGATTTATTCCTTTATGAAATTAATAAAGGAGTTAAGTCTTGCCAAGCAATTTGAATTGTATTTTTGGTCGGCAGACAAAGAGATAATTAACAAAGAAGATAACTCATTTAAGTACAAGTACAATTGTTTGGTACCTGAAGCAAATACTGATATGACTAAGTTTCTTCGTGAGTATGGTGCACAAAGTTTTCACGAAGAAACAAACAGAATTTTACCAGACGATGAACATTATGGTGAAGTTGGTCATAGAGTAATGGCTGAAACGTTTCTTAGAGACATAAACAGATATAGAAACGGATATTATAATGAGTAAGTTATGGACATTTGGTTGTAGTTACACCGCAGAATATCATCCACTGAGTTCTATGAATGGTGATAAAAACAACTATATGTTATATCGAGATTGGTTAGGCGGAACATTACCTGAAACTTGGCCACATAGGTTAGGTAGAATGTTGGGAATGGAAGTTGAAAACAAAGGAATGGGTGGCAGTTCTAATGACCATATTTTCGGTGCGTTCTGTGACAATTGTGAAATGATTAATGAGGGTGACATTGTAGTAATTGGTTGGACACAACTTGCGAGATTTTGGATTAGTACATATGATGAAAGACAACAACCAAAATTAATGTCAGTACTCCCAAATCACACAAAAAATAGTGATATCAATTCAACTCATATGTCAACGGAGACGTTAGATTTCCTTTTAGTTGAGAGGATGGACCCATTATATGTGAAAGAAATATACACCAGACAAGGTGTAATTGAAGAACTCTCAAAACATAAAGGTTTTGAGATATTTTTTTGGTCGAGTGATAGTAAAATTATCTACGATGAGCCGAAGGAATTTAAAAATAAAAAAAAATACCTTTGTTCCGATTCTGTTGATGGTGTGTTAACGCATCTAATTAGAAAAAAGGGTGCGAAAACTGTTGAGATGGAAACAAAAGGAGAAATACCTGATTTGCATTTTGGTGAAATAGGACATCAGGTTCAGGCGGAAGTTTTCTACAAAGAAATCTCCACCAAAATAAAAAAGAGTTTATTATGATTAGAGTTATATGGGTATTTGGTAATAGTTTCAGTAATAGTAGTTGGGTAACTCTATTAGGTGAGAAATTAGGATACCAAGTCAAAAACTTATCAAAAGATAAAACTTGCAACTATCAAATCTTTGATGATTTCTGTAGTGTGTGTGATTTGATTCATAGTGATGATATTGTTATAATTGGTTGGGGTAATGTTTCTAATTTTAGAACACCAATCAATAATGAGTTTGTTTGTTATGGTCCAAATGATTTAGGTGACGAAGACATCGACTCAACATATATTGAGAATGTGGTTAGAGATAGGTCATCTGAAAAATGGTGTGAACAGATTTATTACTATGAAAATATATTAGATGAACTTGCGAAATCAAAGAGATATAACTTGTTTTTTTGGTCAAGTGATGAGGATAGGTTGATATATCCCGCAAGACCATCATTTAAAGCAAAAAGAAGTTACTTATGTAATGAATCAACAACTTGTTTGGTTAAGTATTTTGAAGAGAAAGGTGCAACTGTAATTGATAATAAGTTCGATGAGGTTGGAAATGAAATAGTTGCAGATAAATTTTATAATGAAATAAAAACGAGAATACATTCTTTATAATGAAACTGTGGATATTCGGAGATTCCTTTAGTCAGAAGTTTAGTGACTTCGACCAAAAACTTTACGACCCTATTGATTATAGGGTAAGATATCATATTTGGAAAGGGTACTCGCCGAAATGTTATGGTGAAATCCTATCTGATAGATTGAGGTGTCGTTTGGAAATATTTGCATCTGCAGGAAACTCCAATGACGAGATATTCCATAGTTTTATTGAGGTGATGGACCAAATTGAATCTGGTGACATAGTGATAGTCAATTGGACATACCCAAATAGATTTAGAATTGCAGATGATAATAATAATTTCGAGAAGGTGATGATTCAAGCAGGGTGTAAATCACCAAATAGATTTGTATCTGAAAAAAGTCTTGAAGAAATTGGTGTAAATCGTAATTCATCTAGTATATATTATAAAGAGGTTTCTAACTACACCAAAATAATTAAAAAAGTTTGTGGTGAAGACGCACTTTCAATATTTTGGCATTTTTCAGACCTTAGTAGAGAGAGACAAACCGATAAAAATATAATGAGTTTTTTTGAAAATGTGATTCCATTACACGAATATGAAACACTCACAATCGAAACATTGGGTGTGATGGAGGATGGTCACTATTCAGAAGACGGACATAAGGATTTAGCTAACGACTTATATAAAATAATCGATATATGGACTCAAACAAAACAGACAAAGTAGCAAGAATAATTGCACTTATTTTTGCACTAGCAATTGGTGGTTTAGTATTTTGGACCGGTGGTACTATACTTTACTACATTATAAAATATTCATTCTTTTCATAGTATCTTTTGGAATTTTAAATTTTATTCCTTATATTTTTTCTATGAGAAGTTTTAAATTTTTTTCAGGAAGAAGTACCGAATTAAATTTAGATTCTCCAAGTTGGATATATGATACTAATGTAAATTTAGACGGGTTAGACCATCTTATTGTTACCGAACAATATAGAGGTATCCACGATTTCTTAAGTCAATTCCCAAATAATTTTATTGCGGTTGTAAAATCAATAACCTGTAATGGTAGAACACATACAGGTACTAGCATATATCCTGATGGTTGGGGGTTTGATATTACTTCAGACTTAATAACCATTGAACATTATAGATTCACGGAAAACGACGAATTATATGACGATACTAATCACTCCTGATGAATTAGAAGAAGAGTTTAGGAAGAGTTGGAGAATGGGGTTTATACAACAACCTTCTATCGATTATGCGGATAACGCAATCTATGCTAATTTTGAAGGGAAACAGCGTATCATATTCAGATTCAAGGACTTCGGTTGGATAAACGACAATCGATTTAATTCCTATACCGTTTCTTCGGGGTTAGCGGGAATTATGATTAATATTGTTCGAAAATAATTTGGAATATTCCAAAAATATAATAACTTTACACTATGTTATTTAAGTACACGATAAGTTTGGAATTGGAAGTTGAGTTTGAGGCACCATTGTTAGGTGCTGACAACACCAAACACAAAAGAAAATACGCCAGTTTGATTGCTAAGAAAACACTTCAAGAAATGGTGAGACCTAACAGCACATCATTGATTGTTGATAAAAACATCGAAGATGATAATTTCAATGGAACAATTAAAGGTCGAGTACATTTAGGTAAATCAGAAAAGAACAAATATTAATGGTAAAACTATACGTCACCAAATCTGATATTGATAACATTGTGAGTCAAAAGAATTTCACAAAGGATAATCGTATTGGTAAGATTGGTGAGAAGATGGCTGCACAATATTTGATGGACTATAAAGGTTTAGAATTTGTAAGAGAATCGGAAGAGAGAGGTGATTTAAAAAAATGGGATTTAGAATTAAAACATAAATCAAAACCATTTAAGTATGAAATCAAAACCGATGTTTATATTATACCAGGTAAGTGGTTTAAACCACAAGGATGGGAAAGAGAGATATGGATTGAAGGAAAGGATACTGGAAATATATTCATAGAGTTTCACAGTAGAGGAGTTGATTCAGGAATAACAACCACAACAGCAGATGTGTGGATGAATTTCTTTTTTCACTTGGATGAGTTATGGTCAATACCTGTAACAAAACTCAGAGAGATAATATCAAACAATGAGTTTCCGATATCAGAAGAATCGGGAGATATTAATAGTCACACTATGGGATATCTAATTCCGAGAGAAGAGTATCGAGAACACTTCAAAGTGATTAAGTACCAAAAAATTATTGTATGAACCCAAGACAATATCGTGAATTGGAAAGACAAGCAGATGTAATTGAACAAAATAAAAAATTAAATATGAAAACATTTAATGATTTAGTTTTTAAACCTCACCCAATAAATAATGGAGTAGTTAGTCGTCTTTATTTTGGGAATGGATATGGTGTATCAGTAGTTAAACACGACTACTCATATGGTAATGAAAAGGATTTGTATGAGTTGGCGGTTATTAGTGAGGAAACCGGAGAAATTCTATACGACACACCAATAACCGAAGATGTTGTAGGTTGGTTAAGACCAACAGATGTCACAGATATAATGTCGATAGTTCAAAAATTCGATAATAGAAAATAATGTCAAAAAAATTACAAAGAATAATAAAGGAGTGGAATGAAGCTACTTCACTAGAGGTATGGGAAGGAGTTAGGGATAATTTTTTCTTTGGATTTCTTGGTGCAACAATCGTAGTGTTTATATCTACAAGAACTGATTTGATGGTTATGGTTGGTTACTTAAGTTATTACTATATGTTAGGTAGAATACAAAACAGACCAAGGTATGTAACAAGTTTAGGTAAGTTAATCGTGTTCCCAATCCCATCAGCACTTGGTGCGTTTACAGGATATAAACTTTCATACTTAATTGAATCATTAATTTAAACAAACAAAAATATGAATCAGAATTTAATTAAAATGTTACAGACATCAGCGGAAGCTGATAAAGCAAAAGCATTACTATCATTAGACCTTTTAGGTAATAAAGGTGTGGGTATTGGAGACCACTCAACAAAAGACTTCTACAACAATGCGGAAGATGCTCTTAAGATGTTGATTGACGCCGATGATAGATTGGAAGCGATTGAAAAATATTTCACATCAACCAACAAAGGTGATAGATAATATCGAAAAAATTAAGCAGTTATTAAATTTCTCCGAAGTCGGAGATTTTTATATGCTTTATGTTTTCAAACGCAAGAAGGACCAACCCGAAGGTGAGAAAGATAATCATCAGTCAGTCAGGACAATAAAGACATATTGTGTTGATAGTATTTCATATCTCGATATGAGATATGATGAGATAAAACAATTATGTGAGGTGTTTAAGGCGAGAGCATATATCCATATTCAAAAACAAAATCACAAAGATGTTTCATTGGATATGTTGGCAACCTTGGCTGAAAGAATTAAGAACGGAGTACAAAATCAAAAAGGATTATTTGATTCTATTGTTGGTCAATTAAAAACACAAGAGAAGAGATGGATTGTTGATATCGATAATCCACAAGTCTCACCACTAATGATTGCACATATTGAATATGGTTGTGAACCTATTACCGTTATTGAATATGATGAGGTAGGAATACCGGTTGGGTTTAAAGTTGGACCGAAAGTAGAATCAATTATCCCAACAAAAAACGGACATCATTTAATCACCAAAAAATTTGATGTTATGAAATTCAAACAAGAGTATCCCGATGTTGACATTCAAAAAAAGAATCCAACTCTATTATATTATCCAAACAGTTTAAATGAGAAAGTTAATAATTAAATTTAAAAAAATCCTTCAAGAAATCTTGTTGGGTTTTAAAATTGCCGAAGAAAATAGACATAAATCCCAATGGGGTAAGTGGTAAGAAATATGAAAAGATTATTCGCAACCTTTATTGAATATCGTTTCACCGACGTAGTGAATGGTAGACGAGTTAATTTATATCGATGTAAAGACGGTAGTTATTTTCTCGCACATTCAAAATTTGATTCATTATTTTTTTATGTAACATTATAATGCAACCATTTAAATTCTTTCAGAAGAATCCTTATAAAGACAGGTGTCGATTAAATGTCGGCTCCTCATTTCTATTCCGTGGTTATTATTGTACAGTTACACAAATGTTACCTGATTTTTTTAGATATGTTATCCAAGAAAATGATAGAGAATGTGTGATGTACTATAACCATTATTTACAAACCCCGTCTGCCGCTGGTAGACAATTAAATCGAAGATTATGATAAAAAAGTTTATCAATTTATTAAGTGGTAGTTTCTGCAGAATATGTGGCAGACACTGCGGTTCAATTGGTAGTGGTGAATCAATCAATGGTATGTGCGAAAGATGTTACGAGAATGGTGGGGATGATGAGTAAACTAAAAGTTTTGTAGTTTTTATTATAATATTTTTTTAGTATATTTTATATACGATGAAAAAAATTATTTTATTACTAATGTTATTGGGAGTGATGACATCAGAAGCTAAACCTAAGTATCGTATCGAAACGTGGGTATATAATGGAACAACATATTATTTACCGCAACAAAAAATATGGTATAAAACAAATTACTTTCCTTTACCCTTTAAGATATGGAGGTCAGGAGCATATCCTTTCCAATATAAATCCCAAGCAGAAGATGTGATTCAGAACTGGAAAGATTCACACCAAGAAAGAATAGATTTTAAAAGGTCAAAATATTATTTGGTGGATTGATGAGAAATAGACAAGATGAATTAATTTTGAGGGTTGAGAAACTTGAGAGAAGGTTGAGGGAATTAGAGGATAGATTGAGGGATGACACAACTAGGTCAAGAGTTGCCGAACTTGAAAGGAGGGTGAGTAGGTCTATCGAACAAAAAAATGTTACCGCAGAATAATAGTTTATGATTAAACCGTTCAAATTTTTTAAGGGTTATGTTTATAGTGATGAGTACACCTTTCAGGACACCCCTGAGGGTCATATGAGTAGAAGAATGTTATATCACACAAACCGTGGTCAATATGATAGACTTCGTCACCCAAACAATGAGATGGAACAATACTTTTATGATAGAAACTTACGTCACGATGGATTAACTGCCGAGAGACGAGCAGATGTTACAAGATGGATTAATGAAGGAAGAGATTTAAATGATAATCCAATTAGATTATTCCAAACAACAACGGTAACAAAAGTAAATCCAAAGTGGTGGATGAAGATAAAGATGTTCTTTCAAGAGGCTAATTTTAATGGTGAAATACTAGGTATTATTTTTATTGCCGGTTCATTAACTTTTGGAGTAATTCTCACCATATCAAAATTATTAAACGTTTGGTAATGAATATATTTTATTTAGACAAATCACCAATTAAATGTGCTCAATATCATAACGATAAACACGTTATTAAAATGATATTGGAAACTGCCCAATTACTTTGTGGAGCACATTGGGCAACAGGTGGTGAAGCACCTTATAAGTTATCACACAAGAATCATCCAAGTTCTATTTGGGTTAGAAAAGATTTACATAACTACATATGGTTATGTGAGTTAGGTATTCATCTTTGTTATGAGTACAAACACAGATATGGTAAAACACATAAGTCTTATGATATAATATTGTGGTGTTGTGATAATCACCCGAAAATACCTGATGGAAAGTTCACACCACCCACATTAGCAATGCCGGACGAATACAAAGAATCTAATCACGTTCAATCGTATAGAAATTATTATATGGGTGAGAAAAGATTATTTTGTACGTGGAAACATAGAGACATTCCATCTTGGTTTATTTAAAGTAACAACTATGATAATAATAGATGACTTTTTAAATGACCCAGATAGGGTTAGGGAAGATGCTCTTGATTTGACTTATACTCAGGCACAACCCGATTCGACCGGTTGGAAGGGATTCAGGTGTCTATACACCAATATGGTTGGAGAGGAGTTAACGGAGATGTTGCAGGATAAATTGGTTGAGTTGGGTTTCACTGACCCGTTTCTAAGATGTTATTTTCATTACACGGTAAAGGAGGATATGACCAATACCATACATACGGATGGGATATTTGACTTCGCGGGTGTTCTATACCTAACACCAAACCCACCATCAAATTCAGGAACCGCATTTTATAATAACAATGATGAGGAGATAGATTACGTGGAGAATGTATATAATAGACTAATCATATATCCTTCCAATATAAGACATAGGATAAAGGAATCATTTGGGAATAGCAAACCGACCGGAAGATTGGTCTATACTATATTTTTTAAGGTAGATTACAAGTAATTAAAAATAGGAAGGAAAGAATAACTTCTTATCCTCATCGGTAAACTCACCGACTTCGGACACTTCACTACCAAAGTGATAACCTTTTAATTGGCTGTTGTTCATACTGAAATCAACAACATTATAACCAACGGTTGGTTCTTTAACATACGGCCAAGCCAATACTTTATCTTTATAATCAGGGTTTCTACTTACAAATACGGGATAAGCGTCACCCCAAGTTGCGGGTCTCCAATTACCGTTATCGAATAGGACAACAACCATTCCACCGTTCTTTGTTTTGGATAGACCAATCTTATAACCTTTACCTATAAGAAACTGTGGGGAGTTGGCTTCCTTATCATATTCAGGACTAACGAATACGGACATATCACTCCAAGAGTGTAGACCTTCATCTTCACCACCGGTGTTTGCGTGATATGATTTATATCTTCTCAATCTACCGTCCTTTAATCTAATGTACTTACTACCTTGTGCAGTTTTAAAGAATGTTATCTCATCAAAGTTAATATTCTCAGAAATGATACCCATCATCTCTTTAATCCTATGTATATTTTCCTGTAAGTTCATATGATATATAAATATGACAAACACGGAAGCAATTCACATCAGTGGAATGAAGTATTTATAAAGATGAGGATATTAGTAACTGAAAATCAATTAAGAGGAATCATAAAGGAGATGGCGATTTCCACATATCACGGAACACCACACGATTTTGATAAGTTCACAACATCAAAGGTGGGAACAGGTGAATCTACACAATGGTTCGGGTGGGGATTATACTTCACAGATGACGAATCCATTTCTGATTGGTACGCATCCAGTGTTGCAAAAGCAAGAAATGAGGAACATATAGACAAGGAATATCGTTTATACTACAAAGATAATTTAATACATCAAGGTAAACCTCTTAATTTTGGAAGAATGACCTATTGGAAATTTATGGATATGTTTAAGGATGTGCTAACAGGATTACCAATGGATATTGTGGGTGCGAGTTTTGATGCATATCAGAGATTTTTAAATTACAAAGAAATGGAAATTAGTGGTCAGCAACCGTCATTTCCGTGGTTTGACAGGGAAAAATTTATTAATGAGTTTAATTTGAGGTCAGAAAAAACGAGGAAAAATCTTTTTTGGACTACAAAGGCATATAAAGATGAGGCAACCGGTTATTGGAAGGTACCTGAAATGGATGTTGAAGACCCATATATAGTAAGTTTATTTAAAAAAAATAAAGAATCTCTATCACATACAAACCCGAAAGACTATATCGACAGGCACTTTACAAGAACTGTAAGTGATGGTTGGTTACTTATTGGTCGTGGGAATGCAAGGGTAGATTTTAATTTACTAACGGATGAGAAGTTAAATGAAATTAAGAATTTACTATTAAAGATATTCAGTAGCATTCAACCGGGGGATATAACTCTTAAAAAGAATGAACCACTATATAAGAAGACCATCAAATATCACGTGACCTTACATAAAGGAAAGACACCTGATGAATATGATTACCTTAGTTGGTATGATGAGATGACACCCAATCAAAAACAGAAGGTGTTGTCCAAACTAAAGGAGGAAGGATATACATCAGAGAAGTTTTTTATGGTAACTCCTGTGGATGAAGATAACCTTGAGGCAATTAAACCGAGGTTCTTTGAAAGTGTAAGGGATGCGAAGTACTATATTCAAAAACAAGCATTAAAGGTGTCATTATCGGGTGAGGGATATCTTGGGTCACTAAAGATTGTAAAGACGGGATTCAATATGAAGAAGGATATTAATGACACGGTTCAGAATTTCTATACTAAATTGTGTGGATTAACCGGTTCGGATAAAATGGCATCGATGTTCTTATTACGTGCGGGTATTGATGGTATCAAATATCCTAACAATACTGTATCTGGTGGAAAAACCACAGGATTTAACTATGTGGTATTCGATGAGAACTCTGTTCAAATTGACAAGAAAGAGGATAGGGAATTGAGATAAAAATGACAATCTCGGAAGTAAAAACGGTCCAAAGTCGGAAGTTATAATATTTTGTTAACAGATTCCCGTATCCATTCAGGATATTTATTGGGAATGAAGATACAAGCATTATTCATCTCGGATGTTCATCTGGGTTCAAAAGGTTCCAATGCGGAACAAGTCCTAACAATTTTAAAACAATACCAACCTGAGTATCTATTTCTTGTTGGGGATATAATTGACGGATGGTTATTAAAGAGGAAATTCCGTTGGCCCCAATCACATACCAATGTATTAAGGAAGATATTATCTCATTCAAAGAATGGGACAAAGGTTATATACATACCGGGGAATCACGACCAGTTTCTAAGGGAGTACGGGGAATTCTCTTTTGGAAATGTGGAGATTCATAATGAGTATGTATGGAACAATACGTTTATAACCCACGGGGATTTATATGATGGTGTTGTTAAGTTAAAGTGGCTCGGTGTTCTTGGTTCCGTTGGATATGATATGGCGATATCGATTGATAGGACATTAAAGAAGATGGGAATGAAAAGGTCTCTATCCAAGTTCTTAAAGAATAAGGTAAAGGAGGCGGTTAAGTTTATCACACAATATGAGGTGGAACTAACAAGACAGGCAAAGAAACATCATTGTTCGACCGTAATCTCGGGTCATATCCATCATCCTGAGGATAGAATGGTTGATGGGGTAAGATATCTAAACTGCGGGGATTGGATTGAGAATAATAGTTACATCATATATAACAACAATGAATATACGGTCATTAAGTAAACAACTTACCATTGTAATCCCATCCAAGAATGAGGGAAGGACCTTATATGACTGTATATATAATATTTCCAAACAAAACCACATTTCGGGGGTAAGAGTAATCATAGCAGATATATCAGATGAAGAAGAATCTTTACAGTATATAGAAAGATTAAAATCAGACTTCAAACATATATTAAAGATTACAGTAATCGAAGGAGGATATCCAAGTACAGGAAGATTAAACGGTAGTAAATTGGTATCAACTCCGTATATGTTATTCTTGGACTCAGATGTATTCCTAACCAACCCAAGTATATTGGAAGAATGTATAAGGTATAAGAAGGATTTGATTACCGTTCCCTTCTATACAGATTATCCATACAGATGGACGTTCAGAGTATTCGATATGTTCCAAACCTTATCCTCTTATATGGGGACACCCTTCGCAGTAGGAGGATTTCAATTATGGAACACGGAAACCTATTGGGACCTCGGAGGATATAACCCCAATGAACTCTTTGCCGAGGACTATAGTATATCACAGAAGGTAAACCCAAAGGAATTTAAAATACATAAGATAAAGGGAACCTATACATCACCCAGACGTTTTAAGAACAAGGGTATTCTATGGATGTTTTATATAATGATTAAGTCCTACCTTAACAGAAACAATCCAGAATTTTTCAGAAAATCACACGGTTATTGGGACTAACCCCGGTTCCGGCGGGGGAGAATTGAATATTATTTGGAATATACAAGAATATATTGTATCTTTACCGTATGAAAACAAACAAAGAAGTATTGGAGTATCTAAAACCCTATACAGAGATGAAGGGAGTTTACCTTAACACATTGGTGGTTGTTCATCCCAATATAATGGAGTATATGTGGGTTTATATTGATATAAAGTCGTCTTGGAAGGGAATCGGGGGGACTGACACTAGACATCAAACTATCAAACAATATCTAAAGAAGAATGGGTTCAGATATGATGAGAGAGGTTTATGTTATTTTAGACCTGTACATAAGAAGTATTGG